CATTAATACGATCGAATGCAGAAGACTTAGCCTGTAGCGTCTTGTCACCGAATAGAACTGTACCCTGACCTGGGAAAGTTACAACTGGGTTTACTGCGTTTGGATATAGAAGGTCGCGTTGAGCCTTGCTTGGATTGAAAGCAAGCTTAACAACATTCTTAATCTGACCACGATTGAAACCAGCAGGTGAATACCACGGATCCTTAGCATTATCAGTAAAAACGCATAGACCAGCAATGTCACCATTTAGTGGGACATAGCGATAGATGTCGCTGTACTTATCGTACTGATACTTGTAGCCAGAATCTAGAACAGCATAAGAGGAGTTCGTTAAACTATTGCGAAAGTTTACAATCGAGGTAGCTTCGTTACCAGCATTATTAACAACAGTTGACTTATTAGGTGATACGAATACAACACAATCCATACGAGGCTGGGCGATGTTCTGAATTACATAGTTAGCTAACTGAGTTGTATTTGTATCGTCTGACTTACCTGTTAGAAGTAGAGAAACAGCAGAAGTTTCAGTCGACTTGAATAAGTCATAAGCAGTTGTTAGAGCACCAATTACTGGAGCAGTTTCAGCAGCACCGTCCTGACCGCCAGCGAACTGGATGGTCATTGGTGTTGTATTTGACTGTGAAGTAATTAGAGCAGCATTAGCAGTATAAGCGCTCGTTTGACGATGGTTAGTAAACCAAACATACTGTGAGCTCTTATTGATTACATCCACATAGTAGTTTGTTGAGCCATCAGTAGTTTTTGCATCTGTAGCACGTGATAGACCAGTAAATACTTCTAGAACCTGCCCAGGAGTACCGGTAATCTGGCCAAGAGCATCAGAAACCACAACATGCAGTTCATCATTAGCAGAAGTGTTGCCGTATGTTGATACATAAGTGGACTTGCCAGGAGCTGCAGGAGCAGAACCATAATGTTCCCAGAGACGAGCAATGTTAGTTGTTGCGGGAGTAAAGGTTGAAGATAGAGTATATGGGCTGTAGAAGGAGATTTCTAGTGTTTCATCAGCAAAGTGTAGGTTAGCTGAACCAGTAGCAGTTGTAGCGGCACTTAGTGTTACAGCAGTAGAGTTTACAATGCTGGCTACAGTAACACCTGTGGGCATACCTGCAATATTGGCAGAAACAAACATGCCAACAGTAATCGTTGCTGTGTTAGTTAATGCTGTTAATGTCGTATTTGAGCTCATCGTTCCGACATTAGAGAAGAATACTGGGATAGAACCCTTAGAAGATACCTGAAGATTCTGAGTACCGATAGTGCTATTACCGACAGTAATATAGTCACCAACAGTAAGTGCATTCCAGGCGATAGTTGAAGCTAGATTGGCTGTAACTGTTGCGCTCTGAAGATTAGCGGCGGAGTCAGTAAATACGATTGTTGCAGTATTCGAGTTAATAGTAAAGGTTGTATTTGCAACATTAACTAAGTTTGAAGAATATTGAGTAGCACTATCACACTGAGATACTGACAAGCTAGAACCTAATGATCCAGGATAACGAGCGACATACTTGAAAGTTGTGTTAGCAGCAAAGTTACCATTAGCTGAAGAATTGTTATAATCATCTTCGTTGCTGATAAAGAATCCGTTCTGGACGTTAGCGCCAGAATAAGTGCCAGCTGCAACAGCTGTAGCTACTGCACCAGTGATATCGGCGACAGCGGAGAAAGAATCATTGGCTGTAGTGCCAGTGCCAGCAGCGCGACTTACTAATAGCGAATTACCATAAGCTAGGAAGTTAGCAGCTGTGAAGAAGGTTTCGAAGTTGCTGCTGTTTGGTTCGCCAAAACGACGAACTAGTGATGCTTCTGAATCAACTAGAACTAGCTGACCGATTGGACCCCAGCGAAAGATACCTGCGATACCACCAGTAGTTGTTGAAACTGCTGGAATAACCGTTGTGAGATCGATCTCGCTGACGTTAATTCCTGGGCTTACTTGAAATGCCATTGTTAATTCTCCCTTATCCCAAAATAGATGCTTATAGAGCGCCTTACTGTATTATTTATAAAAACAGGATACTAAGCTTAATTGTTGAACCATTTATTAAATTCTTGATCTGTATCATCTATTGCGTCTGGATCGACCCAAACATCATCGATAAACCCGAAGGGTATTAGGTTTTCTTCGACTAATTTTTGGTTGCTGGACAATACCTCTAATCTTGCATCGTTATCACAAAGCTCTTTGAAGTATTCTTGATGCACGAGCCAAGAGAATAATACACAACACATTACTAGATCGTCATGTTCTCCTTCTTCGGCTTCGTATTTATTATTATGCTCAATGAATCTGAACATCTCATACAATAGGTCATAATCATTAATTATTATTTTATCGTTTTCAACAAGGCTCTTAAAGTTCGCGCAGCCGATACGCTTTACCTGAGTGGTGGTTCTAACTCCTAGACCGTATTTGACCCCAGAACCTCCACTGATATTCTGGCCAGCTCTACCCTTAGACCTTGTGGAAAGGACATTTTCATACTCAAGGTCATGGAGTAGAATATCGGCTACCTGCTGACCGATGTCATTCACCTCCACTAGAACATATGCATAATTGTAATGTCTGCCTACATTGTATATGATGGTAGGATAAACCAGAGACTCGATTTCATTGTCTCGATATTTGGCAACCACCCTATAAGGGACCGAAGTAATATCAAACACTATGAAGGCTGAGTAATCGATCCCAGAGCCTCTAGAGGTATCAACAGATATAAGGTAAGTGTGACCTGGGATTACTTCTTCAAACTTGTCAACACTGCCTTTTTTAGATATCGGGTCAGCGTAAGGTATGGTTCCTAGTTTAGAGGCATCAATAAGAGTATTAGATGAACCTAGAAACTCACAATTATATTCTTGATTGAACTGGCGCTGCGATGTATTCTCGATAGTCTGTTTCTGCCACTTCTCATCACGACCCGGAATCATAGACCAGTGGACAGACACTCTAGAATAAGTGTTCTTGTTATTCACGCTGTCAGTCCAGATCTTATAGAACATGTTCATGCCATTAGGCGTGGAGGTAATAATGACCTTGGTGTTTTGACCTGAAGTAATAGTAGGATAAACTGATGCGAAGAACTCATCCTGAATGTTATTAGGCACGAAGGCGAATTCATCTAGGTATAGTAGGTTGAATGAACCACCGCGAGTGGCTGAGGATGAGGTAGCCGATGATAGAATCTTAGAACCATTCTCTAGTTCGATGTTACCCTTGTTCCATTCTAACACACCCTGCTGTAGCCACTTGGGTAGATGCTCAAACATTAGCTGAATGCGAGATAGAATTTCTCTAGCACCACGATCCTTGTTAGCAAGAATAGCAATTCTATAGTTTTCATTGAACAGAATCTTGTGGAGCAAATAGGCAGCTACGGTGGTAGTTTTACCGACCTGACGAGGCATCTTTGCAATAGAGAATCTATTGTCCTCAAAAGTGTGGATCATTTCTTCTTGAAATTTCCACAACTCAAAGTTGACAAGACCCTTATCAACATTTACAATTTTACAATATTTTTTAATGAAATAAATCTGATCATCAGAACACTTTTTGTATTCTAGAATCAGTTCCTTAGTCCACTCAATATTAACTGAGGATCTCTTGAGATTTTTGTTTCCTAAATAATTATCGTTAGCCATTATCACCCTTTAGAAGCTTATGAAGCTCCGCAGTGCTACCTACAAACAGATTATTGTTGATAGTGTCACCACCTTCTTTTTGCTGTGCATTGTCGGTAATCTCTTTGACTTGTTTAGATAGATTGAGTAGCTTCTGATTAGCATCAACAAGATTATTAATTAATCCACCAACGACCTCGTATGCGCGAGGATGCTGGGCTTGTTTGGCAAATTCTATCATATCATCAAGAGCACGCTGGCCATTCTCAATGATTGAATAAAGATTCCCACGAGCAAACTCATAATCGTTTTCTGCTTTAGATGCTTTTTTATCTTGAACAAAAATGGTATTTGGATCTGTAGAATCTGTATTTGCGCTGAAGTTTATGCCAAGGGCATTTGATATTGATTGCGTATTAGCCATAATGTATTATCCAATGTTTGTAAAGAAGTCTTTAATATATCCATAGTCGCTGTTAGCGGAGATTTGAGATACGGGAATAGAGATAGAAGAATTACTAGTTGGTGCACCATTACCATCAAGTCCAGGTGTTATAGTTACATATTCAGCAATAGATGTTACGCTGATGCCCTCAGCTGCAGTATTGGTTGTTGGTACATAAAAATTAACATCAACCTCTTTAATAATACCAGCAGAAGAAACAGGTCCATACAAATAACCCTTAAGCACAAAGTTTAGATCCCATATGATAGCCTGTCTATCATTGAAATTTCCCACAAAGGTATCTGCATACTGTACACTTTTTAATACAATAGGAATATCCATATGAATATTCATTTCAGGAATTAAGTTAATCTGAGTTGTCCACTCTGGTTTAAAGAAGGGAAGGATCTGTTCAAGAATTCTTAACCCATC